TTGCGTAAAACGATTGTCGAAAAAGAAGAAAACAAGGCAGCCGATCTGACATTGCAGATCACAACCACCTACCAGGCCTGGGGGGCTACATCAAGTGGCAAGACGGTTGCTTCTGTGATCATGGCAGGCCTTAAGAGGGCCGCCGATGCTGATCGGATCAATGGCACCTACGCCCTTGTCACCCGAATGAGCGCCCTGGTTTGCAGTGGGGTGGAGAAGAGTATCAACATTGGCCGAGGCCTTGCCCCCTCTCAGCCCACGGCCTTGGATCAGCAGAACGACAACCTAAGAAACGTCCAAGATTCCCTTAACAGTAACGGTGGCTGGAGCCTGAACAACCCCAAGGGCGACGCATACAAAAGCCAGCTCGTTGATCTGTCGTTCGGCTCTGACGGAATCAGTAACACGGATAAATATGACATGCAGTTCGCCCCAGATAGCTATCTGCGCCCCTCTGACGGTGCTGGCGATAACGGCACCGGTCTGAGCTACGTTTACCTCTCTAGTGCCGCTGCTGCCTATGAGTACGGCAGGGCGATCCACTACATCTTGTCAGGGATGGCCAATGGCAAGTCCATCACCACCGAGCTGCGCAACCTACCCAGCGAGCCGATGGGAACCCTCTACCTAGAAGCGGCGGGCACGGTAGGGCGGTTCCGCGCTAATGGCACGACCTTTGCGTTTGATTCTCAGGGACTGGTTGTTGGCTGTGACGCGATGCTTGATGGCGGGGCGGGGCTGGTAGCTAATGCCACGGGTGCCGATTGGTTTCCAATGATGGTGCCAGCCACCAACCTGCCCACCGTGACCCCGGCAGCGAATAACAGCCCAGCCCTGGCTAACACGATCAACGCCCCAAGCGGCTTTGACCCGATGGCTCCGGGGAACATTTGGGCCAGCTTCGGGACGGCTGGCGTGGAGGGGGACATTTATGCAGTCGAGCTGACCAGGAGCAGCACGGTGGGAGCGGTGGCTGAGAACGTGCGGCGGGAAAGCGTCAGCCGCTCGCTCAGTTGGCTGCTAGAGGCGCCTTTCAACGTGACTCCGGTGACCGAAACCATCGTGAGTGTGGCTAGGTCGCTGGGCGCGTTCACGCTGTTCCTGCGTAATGAGCTGTACGCCGGAGCAGGCGCAGGGGTGATTACCAACCTCAGGCCCGCCTACGCTTCGCCGGTTCTCTTTGCGGGCGCTGGTTCTGGAGCAATCACAAACCTTTCGGTTACGGCGACCCCGTTCCAGTTGCTGGCTGGATCTGGAATTGGGGCAATTACAACACTGACCGCTTCAAGCGCGGCTCCCACAACAGGCCAAAGAGCAACAGGTACGCGGGCACCGCTTCTAGGGAACACTCCAGCAACCGGCTTCACAGGCTGGAGCCGTATTCAAAATGCTTACTCAGATGATGACTTTATCCAGTTCTCCGGTTGGCAATTTAGCATTTCAATAAACAATATATCTTATACCAGTTGCTTTGCTGCGGCTAATAACTATGTCACCTTTGGATCCGGCTCTACTGTTTATGACCCCTTAAGTGCTTCAAGCCCATCTTTGCCAAAAATCCATCTCGGCTCGATGGACGGCTCCTATCAGCGGGTCTACACGCAAACCGCCGCTGGGTACTCAAGGCTAAGAATTGAAGGTTCGAACTCTAGAGGACCACAGCCCGGCAGTTCTGACAGGATTACAGAGGTAACGTTCTGGAAGCCTGCCAACTCAGAGCAGATGATCGAAATCAGGACGGGCGGTTTTACCGGCGCTAGCTCGCCCTTTATGATTGCCAACACTTCTACAGCCTATGCTTCGGCAACTAACTTAGGAGCCAATCAAAGCTGGGTGTTTGTCGGTAATGCGGCTGGAACAAGCTGGACGCTCTACGAAAACAGTTACGTGGTCACTTAGGAAACCTGAGGCAGTAGATCAGCTTTTCGCATGCCAGCCGCCATGATCATGACCCCGTTTGAAACGGGGCGCTTGTTTGCAGGAGACTATGCAGGCAAGCGGGCAAGGCTTTGTTTGGCGAACACCACCTCAGGCTCGCCAGGCATTAACTCAACGACTGCGCAGTGGGATGCGGTCGAGTTGAGCGGCAACGGCTACGCTCGCTTTGAGTGGACCATCCCTACTGGCAGCTACAACAGCACAACCGAGCGGTTTGAGGCGAACAACCAGCTAGCCACCTTTGGCGCAAGCGCCGGAGGTGCAGGCCTGAGCTGGAACGCTGTGTATTTGGTGATCGGCACGCTCAGCGGCAGCGTCACCACCTACAACACGGGCGTGTCCTTCATCCTTAACGAAGGTTCAACAATCACCTTGGCGGCTGGCGACATTCGCGGTTACTACGTCCAGCTGTTTAGCGATGGCTTCCTGGTCACCGCCTGATCGGGAAAGCTCCCGTAAGCGGTTGCACCTATGGACGTTCTGATTTCACCGGATGCGCTAGGTAAGCAGGCGCAGCTTACCTACGAAGGCAAGAGCTACAAGATGCTCCTGGCCTACCGCAATGGCACGGTGCTAACCCAGGCCAGCCTGATGAGCGCCTGGAACGCTGTGAAGCTCTCGGCGGGCAATGGTTACGCCGAGGTGACCGGCACGATTGGCACCGGGAGCTTCAACAGCGGCAACGCCCGCTATGAGCTGCCGCAGTTTCAGCTAGCCCTCACCGCCTCGGGCAGTGGCTTCACCTACGACGCGATCGTGCTGCAGGTAGATAACAGAACCTACCCCGATCGGGTGGTGCTACTGCCAACGCCTGAAACGCTGCAGGCGGGACAGAGCAAAACCTACGTGCTGCTGCTGGCCCAGGGATGAGCCTGATCGTTGACATCAACCCGGTGCCGTGGAAGATCCTAGACCTTGTAAGGGCTCGGATTATCAAGAACCGGGCGAAAAAGTCCAAGAAGGGAATGGACTGGTCAAAAGAGGCGTTGAGGCGAGAGATGAGCCAGCAGCAGGCGCCGTTGATAAGCCGCAGGAAGGATGAGCCTAGTTTTACTTTGTCGAAAAATGCAACTTTTGTAATTGAAGGATCTATGGAATACATAGATAGTCCGTACGGTCCGCAATCAGATCTTCAGAGCTATCCTACACCCTATATTTACAAAGAATTTTGGTATGTTTACCGCAAAAATGAAGACGATCCGTATCAAGTTAACTTTGGTTCAGGCGGATTTATATTTCCGACTGATGTTATTAGTTTTGTATATTTAAGAGCACCCTACAAAAATCCAAGAGATTACAAGTCAAAGATATATGTTTCCTTCTTTCGGACAGATAGCGATGAATGTGTAGCTTTAGTCACTTTGATAGAGACAGGAACTGGTGAAGTGTACCTATCTAATGGTAGTCAGAGCCCTCAAACGTATAAAACAGCCAGGGCAAAAATGATGTATCTTATGGATAGTGTACCTGGAATTAAAGATATTCCAACCAATGATGAAATTAACCCTTTACATGCTTGGCAAGAAAAATCACGAATAGAGGGTACGTCATACTATGCCGATGTTAACAGAAATCTTCCGTGGGAAAGTGCTCAAATTGCCTGTCCGCCAGATCCAGAGTTTGATGAATCAAGGATTTCTAAAATACCAGGATACATTGAAACAAGGACATATGACTTTAGCCGATACCCTCGGATTTCAAGGGTTCCACAGTACCAAAAAATTACTCTTGAATTCTAAATTAATTTAAGATGCACCCTGCCCAACCCCCCTCTATCGAAACCCTCCTAGAGACGGTGCAAACCCGCCAGCTCGCCAACCGCATGGCCGCGGCCGAACGGGAGCGGGAGCCCCGCCAGCGACCTAAGCCACAGGGTCACCGCTAAGCCGGAAAGCTCCGAGGTAGTTCGCGGGCGTGATGCCCCGACCAAATGTCCAAGCGATGGTTTGAACAGCTCCAGAGCCCCGAGACTGGCAGCGAGGGTGGTGCCGGAGTTGGCAGTCCTGCAGGTGCAGGGCTGGGGGTCACTGATCCCGCACCCGGCAACAGCGAAGGCGATGGCGAAGGTGATGACCTCTCCCGCGTCAAACATGCCCTGCAGCGTGAGCGGGAAGCCAACCGCGAGAAGGAGCGCCGCATGGGTGCCTTAGAAGCCCAATTGCGCGAGCTGAGCACCACCAACCCCGAGGCGGTGCGGGCGGCTGAAGCTAAGGCCCTGGAAGAGCAGACGCGGCGGGAGTTGATCGAGCAGCAGGCCCGCCTAGAGCGCGAGCAGATCGAGTCTAAATACTCCGCCCAGCTTCAGCAGGCAACCACTGAGCTGGTCGCCGAGCGCGAGGCCCGCCAACGGGAACTGGTGCGGCAGCAAGCGGAGAAGGCCTTTATCGGTGCCAAGGGCAGCATGGAAGCCAGCACCATTGACGGCAGCACACCGTTTGATGCGGTCTGGTTCCGGTTCGGCCCCAACTTCCGCATTGAAGACGGCGCTCTGGTGGTCGTGGATGCCAAGGGCAATCCTGAAATCGACTCTGAAACCGGTAAGCGGTACGAGCCGACCAAGTGGCTGAAGAGGCTGCAGACCGATCCGGTCTGGGGTCGCCATTTTGAGCCCTCTATGGGCAGCGGTGGTGGTGCCCGCAACGGTCGAGATGGCCGTGCTTTTGCCGGTAAGGACCTGATGTCCCAACCGCTCAATTCCCTGTTCTCTGATGCCTTTGGAGGCGCGGCTTAGGGGCTCGGGAAAGTTCGGGCAGCAGGAACCGGCGGCGGCGTGATGCCTAAACCGGTTCCAAACCAATCAGCCAGGCGTGATGCCTTGCGGTGAACCAACTGGCGTGATGCCACCCCCGACCTTCATTTGATTTCCACTCATGGGACTCACCATTCTGGAGGCCGCCAAGACGGAGACTGATCCGCAACGGGTGGCCGTAATTCGTGAGCTTGCCGAAAGCGAGCTGATCAGCATCATGCCGTTCCGCAATGTGCAGGGCGGTCTGGACTACGCCGTGGAAGCTGAGCTTCCCGCCGTTGGCTTCCGTGGGTACAACGAGACCTACGACGAGTCTTATGGCGTCATCAATCCCCAGTATGAGCGCCTGAAGTTTTTCGGTGGCGACATCGACGTTGACATTCAGCGCATCAAGAACTACGGCCCTCAGGCCAAGGCCGAGCAGATCCAAATGAAGGTGCGCTCGCTGCGCCTGACATTTGAAGAGCAGGTGATCAACGGCGACGAGTCGGTTGATGTCCGCGCTTTCGATGGCCTGAAGACCCGGATCAACGTCGGCAGCTCCCAGGCCGTCAACGTGAACGGCGCCCTGTCGCTGACGGCTCTCGATGAGCTGATTGATGCGGTGGATGGCGACAACAAGATCCTACTGATGAACAAGAAGATGCGTCGGCGCCTTTCGGCTGCCAGCCGCAATACCACCATCGGTGGCTTCATGTCCTATGAGCAGGATGCTTTTGGCCGTCGGGTGACCATGTATAACGATGCCCGCATCGTTGTCACAGACACCAACGCCCAGAACGTGCAGATTCAAGGTTTCACCGAAACCTCCAGCTCCACCAGCATCTACTGCGTGGCGTTTGGCGATCTGCAGACCACCGGCATCCAAGGCCCTGCCGCCAATGGTTACGGGATCGACATTCGGGAGTTCGGCGAAATCGCTGAAGCCCCTGTTGATCGCACCCGTATCGACTGGTCGATCGGCATGGCGATTATGAACGGGCGCAGTGCTGCCCGTGCCTACGGAATCACCGATGCTGCGGTGACCGCCTGATCATCGCTTTATCAATCCATTCCCTGAGGTACTGATTCATGGCTCGTTCTACTGGTCTTGCCCCTCGGCGGGGCTATCAATTGGATGCTGAAACCATCCTGCTCGGCGCCGTTAAGGCTGGCGCCCGTGGTCGCGCTGCGGAAACCCGCACTGGTGCTGCCCGTCTGCTGCAGACCAATCTGGCTGCCAACGATGATCTCAAGCTCATCGTTGCTGGTGGCTCTAGCAACTCTGCAGGCGGCTACATCCTGCAGGCTGCCCATGTTGCTGAGGGTGCTGCTCTTAGCTCTGCTTCTGCCTACGCGAACATCGCTGTGGTCACCGCCAGTGCTGGCGTGATCAACGAGGTGGGAGTGACCGGCAAGGAAGTCCGCGAGGCCGTCCGGGTTGCCGGTTCGGTCAGCGGTGATGTGCGGGTCGCTGCTGTCCGGGTTCGCCCTGGCACCGGCACGCTGACGATCAGCAACGTGGCGCTTACCACCAACGTGGCAACGATCACGCTGAGCGCCGCTCACACAATGCTGGTGGGTGAGATCGTCACTGTGGGTTGCTCCAATCCTCTGGTGAATGGCACCTTCGCCATCAAGGCGGTAACCAGCACCACGTTTACCTACGACTCGGTGCAGAGCAACATCACCAGCGCCTCGGCAACTGGCACCGTGACCAACGGCGCCGCTGTTCCGGTCGGCACCAACACGGTGGCCCTGGTTCCTAGCGACTGATCAGCTAGTTGGCTTGTGTTTTCTGGGGTCCTTCGGGGCCCTTTTCACTTTGGAGCCCGATGAACTTCCCGATCGGTTACGGCTTTGATCTAGGCCAGCGACATCAGAAACCGGCTCAGCCCGAGCCCCAAGAGCCCCCTGCGGAGCCTGCTTGCCCCATACCTAAGCGCAAGCGGGCACGGGTGAGGGGAGGGCAGTTCGCCACCGACGACTCCGCTACAGAGGCTGATGAAGCCTGGGCGGAAAGCTAGGCCAGAGGAGCTGAACCATGGCTTGGGTTGAGAACGAAACCTGGGAAATGGAGCAAGGCAAGGATGCGCTCAAAATCTTTGAGCTGTACTCCAACACCGCCCAAACTACGCCGTGGTCATTTGTTGGCTGGGATGTTAACGCCACCATCTCCGATGACAAGGGAAGGTCTGTTATTCCGGTTACGGTTGAGACAATCCCAGCCTCGGGGATTGTGCGGCTGATCCTGCTGGAGGCAGCGGTGAACAGTCTCAAGGTTGGCGGCACCTATCGCTACGACTGTCTGATGGTTCCTCCTGGTTCGGCAACGGCCGACGATCATTTCCTGGCGACAGGGCCGGTGACGGTCGCTCTTCGCACCACCCGGAGGGATTGAGCATGACCTGCCCTGCAGTGTTCAAAGTTGTAGTGCCGGGCGGCCCCGCTGTGGTGCGGGTTGCAACTCCTGGGCCTCCTGGCCCGGTTACATTTTCTCGCCTTCGCCGCCACGACTTTGCGGCGCCCTACAGCTATTGCGGCACGGCAACGGCTGGCTCTGTTGAATCGGCAGCGGTGTGGACGATCACGCGAATCAACGTAGCCAGCAATGGCACGACCACGATTGCCACAGCAACCAACGCGACCTGGACTGGCCGCGCTTCTGCCACCTATTCCTGATCGCCATGGCCATCACCACCAACAACCCAATCAGCCGAGATGGCAACACCTACGGACTGCTGGTGGCCAATCTCGCGCTCAGCCCGATGGTGCAATCGAGCGGGTTTGGAGCGTCGATCGCGGTGCGGCTGACGCCGTATCTACTGGGGCCTAATGGACCGGAGAGACTGGAGGATCAGGCCCGTTCCTTGTCCTACGGCGATGCCACGGTGGAGGCTGCCAGAGATCCGGCAGTGGCGGCATTCCTGCAGGCGCTGGAGGCAGCGGCTCAGGCGTTCATTGACGCAAAGGGGCTTTAATCATGGCGATCGTTCGTGCAGTTAAGACGGGGAATTGGTCGGATACAACGGTATGGAACACCGGGGCGTTGCCAACCAGTAGCGATGATGTTTATAGCAATACGTTTACGGTAACGATTGATACGTCGCCGACGGTGCTGAGTATTAACAATGGCTCGGCAACTGGAGTGACGGCTGGAGGGTTGTTTGTGCCAACAAATGGAATTACGTTGACGTGCCCTGGCAACGGATTAGTTGGCGGCACTTCCTCATCGAGGTTATTCGTTTCTTCTCTTGGAATTGGCAATGCTTGTACAATAGTTGCAAACGTTGTATGCAGTGATGGTCCAACGTACAATGGTGTAGTGAGTAATGACTCAACGGGCACTGTGAATATTACCGGAAACTTGTCCCAGGGTGCTACCGGTGCAGCTCGGTACACTGTTGCAAATAATTCAACCGGAACAATTAACATAACAGGTTCTGTCACCGGAGCCAGTAGTGGTAATGCTGCAAACATTACGGTAGTGAATAGTTCATCCGGAACTATTAACATCACCGGCTCTTGCGCATCCGGGGCAGTAGGTGGGGCAGTAAGTAACGTTACCGTTGGAGCTGTTAACATTGTTGGGCAACTGCAGGCAACTAACGGGGTTCCAGCTTTCCAGTCTAGCCAAGCAAGCGCTACAAATATATTGACCGGACCGTTCATAGTGTCTCCAAATGGGACTCATGCAGTTTATGCCGCTCGCTGGTTCTGGCAAAACACATCGCCACCTGCTACCTACTACCAAATTCGCAGCGCCAACCTTGCCACTATCCGACCCCTCTACACCGCCGATTCCGTAGGCGGCAATCCTGCAGCCAGCAACGTCCGCAGCGGCACGGTGTATGGCCCCAACTCTGAGTTGACCGGCACTTGCGCCGTCCCTGGCGCCGCTTCCGTCGTGGTCGGCACCCCGGTTGATGCCACGGTCGGCACGGCTGCCATCACCGCCGCCACGATCCGCACCGCAATGGGCCTGAACAGCGCCAACCTAGACACGCAGCTTTCAGCGATCCCGACAGCGGCAGCGATCCGCACCGAGATGGACGCCAACAGCACCAGGCTGGCCAACCTCGATGCCACGGTGGGCAGCCGCCCCACGGCTGCCGACATTGCCACCGCCGTTTGGGCTGCCGCAGCTCGTACGCTCACCACCACGATCCCC